TAACGTGGTCTAGGAACAGGAACTTGGTGTCCAGTGCTTTAGCCATGTAGCGGCAGCGAGCTATGATGTTGTCTATGCTGGTAGAACCGAAGTGATCGAACATGAACAGCCTTTGAGTACCCATGGTGGATTCAAAAGCCTCCCAGCGTTCCTCTTCTGTGCTCTCTACGTCAGGCAGGTGCAGGGGCTTGTTAGCCGCTAGTGACATCAAAGACAGTGCAGTCTTACGTGCATTCTCCTCTAGGAATAATAAGCCAATGTTCTCCTCAGAGTGTTTGAGGATATGCCACACTATCTCTCTCACAAACTGTGACTTACCTAGTCCAGAGCCTGCTGTGATGGTGACTAGCTCTGCCTCTCTGATGCCGTAGGTTAGCTTGTTCAGGCTCTCCCATGGATACATTACAGCAGACTTCTCTACTGGCCTGTTCACCTCATCCCAGAGACTAGCGCCATTGATGATGCCATCAGGTACAAACTTCTCAGCATTCCAGAAAGCTGAAATGTAGCCTTTGGTGTCGTTAGCTACTAGATAGTCGCAGGCATCTTTATAGTGTGGAGGGTTCTTCATCACTGCTGACTTGCCACCAAACAGCTCTGCAATCTCTCTCGCAGCCTTCTGACCAGGTTCGTCAGAGTCCATAGATATGACAATGGCATCGAAGCTGTCTAGCCATTCATAGGCTGCTTTACAGTCCTTTAGAGCGCCACTAGCGCCATTCCTAACAGACACTACTGGGTACTTGCTGCCCTGCATCTGATAGCTGGCTGCTGCGTCAAACTCTCCCTCAGTGATAGTGACATACTTAGAAGAACCAGCAGAGAATAGATGCTGTCCGAATAGCCCTGCATCTTTCCACTCACCTACAATGCTGTGCTGCTTGTCAGGTAGCCGTATTTTAGCCGCTATAGGAACCAGAGAGTCTTCTGGGTGGTGGTAGCTGAAGTAGGTCTTCTCTGGGGTCTCTAATATCCCATAGAACTGAGCTGTGGCTGTAGTCAACCCTCTGGATACGATACTCTGGTACTTACCAGTGGTTAACATATTCTCAACAGCATTAAAGCTTGGTTTAGGTCTAGGGTCGTGGTTCTCTGGAACCTCTACAGGGTAATAACCCTCTCCCGTTTTAGTGTACTTTCTGCAACTGTGACAATATGTGCTGCTTTTATTGATCTGTAAAGCATCACTACTGCCACAATCAGGGCATGGTTGATGGATTGCTTCAGTCATTCAAAAATCTCCTCATATACTCTGCCATAGCTGACTAGGCAAAGTGGTAGATGTAGGATAACACCCTGAAAGGGCATGACCTCTATGCTCTCTGTAAAAGTGTTGTATATCCACACTGGCCTACTGTCTGGGAACTCTAGGTCAAAACCTACGCCCCTTCTATACTCTATAGTCAAACTGCGTCCTAAGATAACCATGCTGTTTTACTCTCCATATTCTTTGCTATTACACGAATCCTGCGCTTACATATTGGGCAGGGTTTAGTCCAGTCTGTTTGCTCTGGATGTTTACAGTAGTTCGTTCTCTCTTCAGGTATGTTGTAACTCCCCACCACTCTAACACGTTTACCTTGTAACACCAATTTATCTCTAGTTGTTAGAATCATAATCACCCACCTTGCTAAATACCATGTCATATTCTGAACTCTCAGCAATAAACTGAACAATAATAGGCGCTGGTACTTTGTAGAACTTTGCAGCCTCTTGCAGTGAGAATACGCCATTGCTAATATCAGCAGCAGCTTTAAACACTGCCTGCACTTCTGGATTCATTGTTCCACTCATCATATATTCTTTAAACATTTTTAAAATCCCGTTTGTTGATTGTTAAAATTTATGCTACCCTCAGAACTATATAGTAACAAAACAGCCCTTCCTTTAGCAACAACTACCAGCAGGTACTACTTTAAAGAGTACTTCAGCTCCTCTAAAGTGTCTTCCATATACTCAATATCTTCAGGGTAAGGAGTCCATTTAGGGCTTTTCAGTTTCTCTACAGTGTCTGCTGCTTCTGTTAAGTCTCTCAGAGCATTAAAGAATCTCTCTCGCAGCTCCCAGTCTTCTAGTTCCTCTAAATGCTCATCACCATGTAACAGGTCATTAGGGCCAGTGAATACGTTCATTGTTAGTTCTCCAAATCGTTAATTATAGTCTCTCTGATGCTATCCTGCTCAGCTCTACCTACTCTATAGGGCAGGCTCTCAATCCATACAACATAGCGCTCTATAGCCTCAGTGCGAAGCTGATCATTCTCTATATCTGCAAAATCCATTGTCCTCTCTCTATTGGTTAATGTTCAGGGTATTAGAGTCTCTCTCTCTCAATAGTTCAATACTCTACAGCCCTATAGTGTGACCCAATACCAGGTTCTGGTCACGTTATAGCTCTCTCTCTAGTCCCTCCATAACGGGAAACAGGTTGCAGGGCTTCCTATGGCGCAGCAACTGGTAGTAGTCTATAGTTATAGCCCTAAAAGGCCATATAAAGCCGTCTAAGACGTTTTAGCGTGTTCCAGGTGCTAGGGTACTGGGTAGCATTGCAGGGCCTTAAATCGCCATCTATTAGCTACGCGCACAAAAAAGCCCAGCTGTTACACTGGGCAAGGGTTGGACTACTACGGGAATTATTCAGACCATTGGGAAGCCATCGCCTCGGCTATGCCCTTGTATGTCTCACTTCTGATTTTCCAGCGGTCTGCACTGGGTGGTAACATGTGGATGCGCTGCGCCTCTTTCTTTGGCAATGTGCGCCATAATGCTTCTACATCGTCGGTAGGAACCAATAGCGGCAGATTATGGAGCCACAGACCAGTCTTTTTACTCTCAGCATGACCAAACTGGTAGGGCTGGATGTATTGCGTAGGCTTAATAGGTAACACGCCCACGGGATTTTCAAATGCTACCTTAGGCGCGTGATTCTTTGCATGCTCAAATAGGGCCAGCGTCCATTCTATCGCCTCTAAGCGCTCGCTATTCTTTGGCATGCCTGAGCCATACCAGCGATTGCCTGATACTGCCAGCGCAGTGCACGGTGGATGCATTATGATTAAATCCCATCCCTCAGCTATCACTGACCAGCAATCACCAGTGTAATGATATGGGCTGCCATCATCGGCTGGTAACAAGTCGCAACTGTACGCATCATGGCCCAGCTCTCTGAATGCTTCCCTAACTTTGCCGCTATATTCGCATGCAATTAATACTCTCATTGTATAGCCCTCTCAATAGCTGGGTATTCTGCGCGTAGTCGCTGCCAGTGGTCTGATAGTGTGGGCCTTTTTGGTGGAAAGCCCAAAGCTTCTCGCGTGTATCTATCTCCGTATTCTGGATAGTCTGCGCGCACCTGTCGCTTCATCTCGCGCCACGGTTGTGCGGCTTTATGGCCGTCCTGTCTATATGCGTTTCTATACATTCTTGAGAGTTTAGACAGTGTTTCCCTATATCCTGCGTAACTTAATTCCATTATGCCGCCTCCTTTCGTTCACTCGCTGGTTTAATCCACAGGTACTCGCTCCAAAATGGCTCGCTGGCGTTACCTGCACATATATAGGAATCATGCCATTCATTAGAATCGTATTCAGCGTGATCTTCCTCTGACATTAGCTGACAATCTAAATAGCCAATGTCAGCTGCATTGTCTAGCGCATCACTTTCGCAATCACCGTAGGCAACACACAGTAACCCAAATTCATTGCCTATTAGATAGGCACTCTCGCCATATCTGAAACCGTCTTTATTTGCAATTTTCATGCTGCAACCTCCCCGCCTAACTCGTAAAACTGCTGCAATGCCGCGTTCGCTATTGTAACCTCTGCCAATATGCTGGCATGATGAGCGAACGAGTCGAACCTGTAGCTGTTATCGTCCAGCATTGCTTCCGCATCATCTGTGCAGCAGTTAGCGCAGAGCATGATGGCCTTATAGGTATAGATGGCGTGTTCACTGCTAGCAGCAGCTTGGTCTATTAGCTCGTAATGATCGCCTCCGTGCTGTTTAACTTCCTCTATAGCTTCTAGCGCAATGCTGAGGGCCAGTTGCTGTAATTCGTAATCGTTTTTTATGTAGTCCATTTTGTTAACTCCCGTTAAAGTTTTAGTAGTTTTATTAGTTTGGTTAGCTCCCGCGCTTTTTCCCACAATGTAGCGCAGCCTGTATCAGTGTATGCTGTTTTTCCTTGACTTTCTAGCTTAATAATCTGCGGGGTTATCAACGCCAGTTGATACTCTGCTGTTTTTAAATCCATTTTATACGCTCCAAATTGAATTAATATAAATAATTAGACCGCTCCATATAGTAACAGCGGCTAGAGTTAACGTGCAGTAATAGACTCTATTGATGCGCTTTCGTGTACGCTCCAGAATCTTACCCTCTAGGTAGGCGTGAGCCCTGTTAATCTCAATTTGACGTTGATTGTCCATTATAAAGCCCCTTGTATCATTAGTTGAGCACCTACAGCCCATAGGCTAAACGCTGTCATTGCTGCTATATGTAACGCTGTGCTTTTTATTACTGCCTTGCGCTGTGCTGTTTTGCGTCGCTTGGTCATTGTTTTAGTTCCTGTTTGTTTGTATTAATTGGTTTAATGTTAGGCACTCTATGCGAATGCCTAGGATAAATCAACTATTGCTGAGAGTGTATTAACCTATATGTGGACTCTGCCGCGTCTAAATACTGCTGCGCTCTGTCAACATCCAAGCGGGCAATATCTGCTTG